GGGCGTTCAATAAGCGTAAGCCGTGATTCCATTGTATCCGGTGTAGCGACTGAGTATGATACTGGCGAAATGACAGCTGATCCTGAAACAGGCGAGCCAATTCCGGACGTAAGACAGGTTGTTGAGGAATATGTACCTACCTTCGACATACTGGTCAATATCAGTAGCGACAAGCCACATGACCGCGAATACTGGATACAGATGGCATTCAATATGATGCAGATGATGGACCCGGTCACACAGCTGCCTATGATCGACGGTGAGGCAGTCCGCTACACCATCCAAAATGGACGTATGGAGCCTATGGACGTGATCAAACGGCGTGTGCAGGAGGAATCAGGCTTACAGCAACAAATCAAGCAGATGCAAGAACAGTTTGGACAGTTGCAACAGCAGAACCAGCAGATGCAACAACAGATTGGTGAGCTGACTGGACAAAAGCAGATGCAGGAGCAGCAAGACAGGGAGTTCAACCAGCAGGTACAACAACAGAAGCTGGACATTGAAGCCAGTAAAGTAGCTGGTGGACTAATGAATCAGATGGGCGGTGGTGTAGCATGAATGCCCCTACAATGACTAAACAAATCATTATTGAGTTTGATGTACTTACAGGTGATGTGGACTATAAGAATCCAGATCAACTAACTTATATAGAAGCTTTGGGCATGATCGAATTCGCCAAGATGATGATCATGGGTCGTTATATTGAAGAAACAAACGAATAATACAGGCCGTTCCCAGTCGTGGGGCGGCCTTTTATATTGCTTATCTCTGCTGCCAGCCATAGCAGCTTATCCGATAGGAGGAAGTACCGATGGGAGATGAAGTATTCGAACAACCCGCCAGCCATAGCGAGGACGTTCAAACCACAGAAACACCAGATACACCGGGCGTCGATATCAACGCAGCTTTGAGGGAATTCGGCATCATTAAGGATGAACCAATGGGCGAAGAGCCAGACGAACCGGTACAAGAAGAAATTGAGCCAGAGGACGAGCCGCCAGCCATAGCGGACGAACCCAAGAAGCTCAGAGTCAAAGTTAACAAAGAAGAGATTGAAGTCGATGATGACCAAATCCCCGAACTAGTCCAGAAGGGTTTCGGTCTGGACAAGGAGCGCAAACGTAGAACGGAAGCTGAACAAGCCTTGCAGCGATCCGCCAAACTCGCCGGGTATGAAACAGCTGACGAATACCTTGCTAACTTGGACAAAATCGAGCAGCAAGCCGTGCAAAAACGGCATGAGGACTTTGATTATCTTAAGCAACAGCTTCGTGAAGAAGTGGAGAACGCTGGGCTTGATCCTGACTATGTTGAAAGGTACTTGGACGCGCATCCTTTGCTGCAGCAAGCCAAGGAAGTGATGGAGCGTGAATCCAAAGCACAAGAGCTACAGAAACAGGAAGCGCAGCAACAACAGCTACTAAAAGGCTGGGAAGAGTTGTTTAACCAGCATCCTGAATTGGTTGAAACAGCGCCACCAGAAGGAGAAAAACCAGACTGGCTTACTGCAGAAATGGACGCTCTCATTGAGCAGGGTTACAAGCCTATTCATGCGTTCGAACTTACCAATCGGGACAAGATCATTGCAGATGAACGTAAGCGCACTGAGCAGGCTGTGATCAAGCAACAACGCCTGAATAAGCGTGCTCAGGTGGAAAAACAAGCAGCATTAGAGACTGAACCGGAAGTGCCAAAAGAGTTGGCGGACGGTTTCGCGTTATTCGGGTTAAACCCGGCAGCAGCCAAAAAATACGTTAAAAAGTGAGGTAAAAACATATGGGATTCAGATGGGTTTTTAATGATTACGGAGCGCCTGAAAGTCGTATTGCTCATATTTTTGCGACAAACAGCGAGGCAATTGCAAGAGGCGAAGCGGTCTCTCTTGTAAATGGTAGATGGAGCAAAACAGCAAACGGAGCAGCTATCGGAGGGTTTTCCAACCAAACGATTACTGCTGGTACTGACAAAAAACTAGAAGTGACCTTGGCGCGTGAAGGAGATAATTTTGAAGCTCCTTATACGGGTACTCCAGATGCAACTTTCTTGCCGGGTGCTAATACAGTGGATGTCTCTGCAGATGGCCTTTCTGTATTGGCGTCAGATGTGACTGGCGGCTCGCTGGTTGTATTGGATATCAACACAAATAAAGCTACTTGCCGGGTTAAAGTAAAAAACCGTCAACTTTCATAAGGGGGATAAACAGATATGGTACAAAGTATTTTGCAATGGGATAGTAAGGTATTGGAGCCGATTTTCCGTGAACTGTACAGTCAAGAAGTAAAAGGGATGAAAGATTATATCCCTGATATGTTTGATGTTCAAGCATCTACAAAAGAAACAGAAAGTATTGAAATGATCGGCGGAGAAGGCCTGATGGAAGAATGGTCACACTCCAACAAACGTGTCTTTTACTCTGATGTGAATGAATTATGGCAGAAGTATTTTACTCATTCTAAATATTCTGATGGTCGTGAGATTGACCGTGACCTTGTTGATTTTGTAAAACTGACAGCTATTAAAGACCGTATTCGTTCTTTGGCTGGATCTGTTTACTACACTCGTCAAAACATGGCTGCACAATGGTTTGTAAATGGAGATAAAACAACAAATGCAATTGACTTCCGTGGTCGCACGTATAATGCTGCTCTGCCTGATGGAAAATCTTTGTTTGCGACAGATCATCCTTTGGCACCGGGCGACACTGGACCAGGACAATCTAACAAAGGTACTGATGATCTGACGATTGATTCATTCGACGACACTGTAGTAGCTATGCAGGAATGGACGAATGACCGTGGAAACTTGTTACCTATCATGCCTGACACACTTATCGTTGCACCTTATAACAAGCGCGCAGCATTACAAATTGCAGGAACTAGTGGCAAAGGTGAAGGATACGAGCCCGGGTCCGCTGACCATAACATTAATATCTACGAAGGCGACATCAAGGTAATCGTAAATCCATTCTTTAGTAAAGGTAATCGTAAAGCATGGGTCGCAGCAGACAGCCGCCGCATGAAACGAGCAATGAAGTGGTTCAACCACCGTTTGCCAGAAGAAGGAACCATGGAAGACTTTGATACTGAAATCAAAAAGTTCAAGGTCATTATGAGTTGCGTCCATGGCTGCATTGACTGGACTTGGGGTTATGGTCACTTCCCAGTATAAGGAGGGGTTAAATTGTCTAAAACACATTTTGATGCGATTGAAACTAACAGCCTGACAGTAGCAGGACAACCAGTGGGTGGCAGCAACGTCATTGCCGCTACGGTAACGTTTGACCCACCATCCTTGGCTACAATGACCGGAGCGGTGTCGAGCGCCATCACTGTAACAGGCGCTGTCCTTGGCAGACGTGTAGAGGTATATCCTCCATATGATCTGCAAGGCGTACAGGTACAGGCTTATGTATCTGCTGCTAATGCCATTAAATTTTCCTTGTTCAACCCAACTGGAGCCACTATTGACTTAGCATCCGGTAGTTGGAAAGTAAAGGTGGTGGCACCGTGAGCCGTAAAGGGGATGTTGAATGGACAGTAACCAATCCTAAAGCTGGTGGCGCAAAGCATGAATACGTTGCGAAGCTTAAGGTTTCGGAGGACTTTAACGACTCCCAAAAGGACATGGTTACCAACTTTAACAGCATGCGTGATTTTCTGTTTAACAATGGATTGATGGAGAAGAAGGGGAGCTAAAAAGCTCCCTTTTTTGCGTATAGGAGGTACTTGTAATGTCGTACAGGATGGAGATTGACGCTTTAAATGCTCTGCTTAAGGAGCAACAGCGGACAAATGAACTGCTTGAAATCATAGTAAAGCAAACGAGAGGTGAAGAGCATGAAGATGTCAAGCCGACTAGATCCACTACCCGTAAAACAGGCAAGTGATTATGTCTCTGTCACACCAAGCGATACAGCGGACTTGCCTGATGGTAAGTGTGTCGGGGTGTACTGTGGTGTAGGTGGCGATGTGGCTGTCATAAGCCCGAGTGGTAATGCTGTAACGATTAAGGCTGTACCAGCAGGCGTGCCGCTCTTTTTGCCTGCTAAGAGGATAAAAGTGACTGGGACGACAGCAACCAATATTTTAGCGCTGTACTAAGAGAGGTGTAACTGTTATGCGAGTACAGGACGTGGTCGAAGAAATCATTGAGAAGCTACCAGAAAATAAAATCCCAGTCGTGAGTATACTGCGTAAGCTGACCAATGTAAGAGATATGTTGTTGCGTACACCAACCGCAGCACAGCAGCAATCAGAGGTAATCGAAGAAGCCATTGACACCGTTGTGGGCGAAGGATTGTATGATCTGCCATGCCCACCAGGAAACGTCACAGACGTCGATATACGGCGTGCAATCTACGACAACAGCGAAGGTCATGACGATAGCCGACATTGGCACAGGATACCGCTCAGGCAGTTTAACGAGCGGACACGACACCCATATTACTACTTTGTAGCTGGTCAGATTGGTATATTTCCACCGCCTAAGTATGCCAAGGCTTATGGCGTCAAGATTTTTTACACGCCTGTGTACCCCGAAATCACAGTGAATGATATGCAATCTACAACAGGCTTTGACCCGGATTGGGATATGTTGTTGGTTTACGGTGTGCTGCGCGATATCATGCCTGAAAACAATAACTTTGATGTGCGTTATCAGCAGCTATTGGCAGATTATCGCACGGCTACAAGTGGTTATGAACGGTATGTAATAGAGGAGAGGTGGTAACGTGGCTAATCCTTATCCATGGAAACACGGTAACACGAGTGAAAATACAGCGGCAGAACTGGACCCGCGCTATGAAACACCGTTAGGAGCTCAGGAGAAAGCAGACAAAGCTGAGCAGGAGTCCAAAGCATACACTGACGCATTGGATGACCGTTTTAAAGCTCATGCCGCTGATCAGACGGTACATGTTACTCAGACAGACCATAACAAGCTAGATGGCATTGAGTGGGGCGCAGAGGTCAACCAGAACGCCTACACTGTGGTGAATGGTATCCCAGCAAACGCACCAATGACTGAACTCAAGATACTACAGGGCATAGGCGTACGGATTACTCAAGACCCAGATGACAGAGCAATTACTATAACGGCAACTGGACCATTTGATCCCGAACCTATCCCGTTAAGTAAAGTATATGACGCTGGCAACTCAGCTTATCTTAATGCTGGTACAGCAGCTGGGAATGTACCTGTACTCGACGAAAACGGCAAGCTTGACGCTGTAGTTGTTCCAGCTATAGCGGTAACTGATACATTCGTGGTAGCTACCCAAGCAGATATGTTAGCACTAACTGTTGAAAAAGGTGATGTCGCTATAAGAACGGACATTAACAAGTCGTTCATACTGAAGAACGACGATCCCACAGTATTAGCCAGCTGGCAGGAGTTACTTACTCCTATGTCTCCCGTGCAAAGCGTGGCAGGCAAAACGGGTGTTGTAACGCTGACAAAAGCTGATGTGGGACTAGGCAATGTAACCAACGAGAGTAAGGCGACCATGTTTACCAATCCAGCGTTAACAGGTACGCCAACGGCTCCTACAGCAGCAGCTGCAACCAACAATACACAGGTAGCTACCACGGGATATGTTAAACAGCAAGGCTATCTAACGTGGGTGGATTTCCCGTTTACTTATCTTCGCAGCGGCTTGTTAACATTGCCAGCAAACCCGGCTGTATTGGATGTACCAATCACCACCGTAGTAGAGGATAGCTACAGCATGCGCAGTGGTAACACCGTAGTAGTCCCGTTAGATGGCTGGTACAGCATTAACTTACTTGCTACTGTGCAGGACCTTCCGACCACGAGCCGGTTTGATATTACCATAAATCAAAATGGGACATTGCTTACTAATCGACAAGTTGTTGGGTTTGGGGCTAGCGCGGTAACTTTTTTAGGAATTGAAGAACAGCGCTACCTAGCTGCAAGCGATGTAATTACATTTAAGACATCTCAAACAGGTGCAGGCACGTACATGTTGTACAACGTGCATATAAGACTTACACGGCTAGGACGTAGGCCGTAAAGGGGGGAATGATATTGGTGCTACCATGGCGTCCTAACACAACACAGGATATTGGATCGCAGCTTAACCCGCGCTATGAAACTCCTATGGGTGCACAGGAAAAAGCGGACAAGGCTGAGGAAAACGCAAAGAAATATGCTGACGACAACTTTGCTAAGAATGCATTTAAAACGATAGATGTACCCGGCAAACTCCCAGTAGTGGCTGATGATAAGGAAGATACATTAACCCTTGAGGCTCGCACAGGCATAGCGATTACGACTAATCCCGAAGAAGATAAATTAATCTTTACAGCCACGGGAGACGCAATTCCTGGCTTACATGGATCGTCTCATTTGAGCGATGGTGCGGACCCTATACCAAATTCGACGTTGACTGTGAGCGGTCTAATGAGTCCACAGCAAGTGGCAGACTTGAATGATTGGGTCGCAAACAAAAATACCTTTGTCAAAAAGGGTACGTACTCGCTCAACGTAAAAGACTACGGGGCTGTAGGTGATGGGGTAACAAACGATACTGCAGCAATTCAGGCAGCTATTGATGCTCTCAAACTGGTCGGTGGATTTATATTTTTCCCAGCAGGCAAGTATTACGCTGGCGAGCTCAAACTATACAACGGTATCTCTCTCATGGGCGTTAATCAGACGTGGGATTACGAATATGACTTGGGACCATCACGTATCATCGCTAAGATCGGCGATGAGTTTATGTTTCGTGCTAACGGTGCCAGTCATGTCGGGATACACAATATAACTCTTGTCGGTCAAAGCCGGATTACCAATGGAATAGATGGTTCAGTTCGATTGCTCCAAGTAAACAATTGCCAGTGGGCAGGGTTTAACACGGCAATAGGGTTTGACCTCGGCGGCACACAGGGCCAGCAATGGCAGATCAGCAATAGTGCTATTTTCAACAATAACGTTGGCATCAACTTGCTCTATGACAGTAAGGTATTTGACAATTTTATCTACACTTGCAAAACGGGGATAGTCTTTAACGGGACGGCTTGTAACGTGGTGAACAATAAGGTGGAGTATAACGACTTGCACATATCCCTTACGAATACGCAGCGGTCTACCTTCGCGGGAAATGTTTTCGACCGAGCTGAAAATGAGGGCATCTACATGAACAATGCAAGAGATTTAACCTTTGTTGGCAACGTAATGATGGCATCTGGTTACTCAAACGTCAACGATTGGCAACAGACACACCTTCGCATGATCAATTGCGAAAATATAGTCTTTGATGGCAACGTGTATACAACAGACTACTGGGAGACCAGCGGCAAACCTGCGCATCTTGTAACGGGATCAGGCAGTACGGGGATAAGCTTTACCGGGTGTAACTTAGATAAAGCTTCTTTTGGCGCTTTATTGACTGGAGCATCAGATATTTCAGTCGTTAATAATCTGGGAACGTACAAACGTCAGAAGGCTACCCTTGCATATGGCACGGAAAAAACGTTCGATTTCTGGACAGACTCGCTTATTGATAACAGCAAGAAGACACACACCTTCACAATTACGATGAAGGATACATCAACAGATATCATTTCCGTCAGTCGTGTGTTTTTGGTGGTTATCAGAGACTTTGCCGATGCTCATTTTCAGCAGGGCAACATAACCGACTTGATCGGTACATCCAATATCGGGCCAGCGGCCAAATTGAATATTAGTCGATGGGGTGTGAGTAGCGAAGGAGCTAAGATATCCCTTACTTTAATCAACGTGGTCAGCAGTAACAACGCATTTGAGGTTACTGTCGAAGTCGCAAAATCTTAGGGTGATAACATGAAAATAAATGAGATTATCCAAGAAGCAGATTTATTGGTACCTAATGCAGTCGACGTAGCGGATAAACTAATCTGGTTGAACGCAATTAACCAGGACTTTTTTAACGTGGTGAAGATACCTGTCTTCGACTCGTTTACGTCTGTCTTGGATCAAAGCCAGTACACATTATCTGCTAATGTGCGATTTAAAAATATAGATTTCGTTATGTGTGGCGTGATCAAATACCACGAACTATCATCAGACGCACCAAACCCGCTCCAGAATACGTTTAGGTTTGATGATGCAACCAAGGTATTAACTCTATCGCCACCGCCCTATGTGGCAGGATTAGGCGGTCTAGTGAGGTACAGTAGAATAGGCACCACAACCTATACAAGCAGCAATTTAACCATAGAGCCGGATGCGCCAGCAGAATACCACTGGACGTATATCCCGGCTCTTGCTGCATACATCGCTCATAGTATGGATGATGAGGTTAAAGCAGCCAACTATGAAAATCAGTATAAAAACGCCTGGAACGTGGCGGCTCAGAACCATCAAAGGGCGGTGGTATCGTGAATGTGATCCGGTACCCACAAGCTAACTACCAGCCGTTACCCGGCATACAGCAGGCAATAACGGTCCGTGAATGGAAAGGGTTGAGCAGCTTCGACCCTTTATCCATCCAGGACAATCTGTTTACCAGCATCAGCAACTTTGTATTGGACGAATACCCAGTTATAACAGCTAGGCGCGGTTACAGTGTGCTAGGGAGTGCAATAAGTACATCAGTACTCGGGTTAGGTGTGTGGAAGAATCAGCAGCTGCATGCTGTCTTTGGCGATGGTACATGGCGAGTGTTTAACAATAATACTTGGCAGACGCTGGCATCAGGCCTGGATACCTCAGCACGTTGGTCATTTACGAACTTTCAAGGCAATTGGTCAGACATCCATTTAGTAGGCGCCAATGGAGTAGATCCTATCAAGCACTATGACGGTACTACGGTATCTAATTTAACCGGAGCACCAGCCAAAGGTAACTATATTACCACTTATCAAAACAGGCTGTGGTGTGCTGTTGGTAAGGAAATAAAGTCATGTGCCTTAGATCAACCGGAGCAATGGGAACTGTACAACGGTGACGACGAGGATAGCTACGGTAAAGAGATGGAGTCCATGGCAGGGGAAACCGTGAATATGCTGTCAGGTAGCTTAACCAAGCTTACGATAGGCATGCCTAACAGTCTCCATGAGATGTACGGCGGTGTCCCGTCAGACTTTACCACTAAGATGGTGGCTGACCGTATCGGCGTCCGGAATAACCAAAGCGTAATCACTCAGGACGGTGTTATCTACTTTTCTAACCTTAACGGAGTGTATCAATACACTGGTGGGGTCTTGCCAGATAAATCGTTTAGCGAGGTCGTTAAGGGCTTTATAAACGGCGTATCATCTACAAGCTGCGCCGGGACAGATGGTAAGACATTATTCTTTTCCACTCACCAAAACGACATATTAAACTATGATCCGCGCATTCAGGCATGGACGATGTTTAACGACATAGACCCGTTATGCTTTGCTTCAATGGGTGAGAACCTCTACGTGGGCGATAGCAAAGGTAGAGTGATACAGCTATTTGGGGCCGCTAAGGATGGCACACAGGACGTTAAATGGTCACTTATCACTAAGCCGTTTAACAATAGCTCAATCGCTCAAAAGCTTCGGATGTACAAGCTATGGGCTGTGGTAGATTTGCTGTCTACTAGCAACCTTAAGATATACCTGTCGCCATCTATTAACGGAAATGATTGGGTACAGGTGGGTGAGATTGCACCAGCTGCTGACCTTATTAAGCATCGGGTGATTATACCTACCGCCAAGATAGCGAATGAGAATTATATACGCATCAAGTTTGAGGGTACGGGCTACTTTAAGCTGCATGAATTGACCCGGCAACAACGTGAGATGCCACTATATTAGGAGGTTTTTTACATGGCAATGTTCCAAGCTCCATTACTAACCGCACAAACCAGTCACGCTCAACTGTTGGATGAGTTCGCAAAAGTAGTTAAGGAATTAGAGTTTATCGTTAACGGGGCAATCGACTCTAGGAATGTTAGAGAAATCGGAGGCTACAACGTAAACAAAACTGAGCTGCAATCCAGAGACGGTGCCGTTGGCATGAGCAGCGCGCGAACGGACGAGGATGATCTACGTATATGGGCGGGTGATCCAGACCGTGCTAAGGCGGCGTTTAAGGTGTTTGAAAGTGGCTTGGTTACACTAACTAAGTTTTTGCTGAGTAGTACAAATGGCGAATACCCCAAGATCGAGATGGGGTCAGAAGGGAATCTGCTTGCTGCTTATTTTGACGAGAAAAACTATATTTCTATAGAGCCTAATTACTTCGGTTCACCTTCAATTAATTTGGTTAGAAATGGAGAAATACAAGGCAGAATTAATACTATTTTGGGATTTGATATTGTATCTGTAGGTACTATGAATATTCAAGCAGCTGGAGGAAGCATAACTCTTAATCCTTCCGAAACAGTTAACATTCAAAGATGGAGTAAGCTTAAAAATGTCGATGAAAACAAGACGCTTCAAGACGAACTGAATGAAATTTATAATCGTCTGGAATCTCTCGAAAATCCTTAAAAAAGAATTTATATACTATTCATGATGTGTTATATTGGTGAAAAATGGAACGAAGGAGACACATCATGAAAAAATATGTAGCTGGATTTCTAGCTGGTGCGCTATTTACAATTGGGGCGACATCTTTCGCCGATGAGATTCAAAGTTTGGTCGGGAAGAAGATTCAGGGCGAGACAGCAGTGTCGGTTAATGGAAAATCAGTCGACAAGGCAATAGTAGTAGAGGGTAAAAGCTACGCTCCTGTACGCTCCATTGGTGAGGCCACTGGAATGAAGGTCCAGTTTGGAAAAGAGGGAATTGCATTGAGTGACGAGTCTAGCAATCCAATAAATGAGACTACAACGCCAACGCCAACGCCGTTGGATGGAAAAGAGAAGGAAAAAGTAAAATCTTATGCGCCTACACTCGAAAAAATTGAGGCAGCTATTAAAGAAAACAACTCACTGATACAGGAAAACCAAGATGCCATTGATAAAATGAAAGAAAATATGAAAAAAGGAACTTACTCTGATGTTCTAATGAGATCTGCTGAAACAGACCTTAAATTGTACGAAGGTAATATCGAGAATTATAAGAAAGCAAATGAAAATCTAGAAAAGCAAAAAGCTGAACTAGAAAAACAATAATGTAAATCGTACGACGTCGTACGGTTTGCAAAAGCGCCGACGTCGGCGCATTTAAAATGTGGCGACGTCGCAACATATCAGCAACAATAAAATAATGAGCAAAAGGATTCTCTTATGAGGGTCCTTTTCTATTGGGAGGAATCAAAATGAAGTCCATAAGAGAATGGCTGATCTTCAAACTTGTTGGAGACCAGCCAGTAATCATGAACATTGATGTTTCCTTGAAGAAGCAATTCTATGAGTTAAAGAAACCAATTTTAATTAAGAATGCTCTCTTGGAATAGGGTTGTTGGAAATGTTATATTTTAAGCAACGTGGACACTTAAATGCAAGATTTTGAACTTGCTTGAACTCAACCCCTCTAGCTAAGATATGGTCACAGAAACCGCAAGCAAATTTGTAGCTTCCTGATCCAACGACGAATGGGCGTTTGTCGTCATTGTTTGGTTTAACAAATACGGTTACTTTTCCATCTTGTGGTTCTGGTACGATTTTTAATTTTATCTTTTTCAACATCTTCACCCCCTCTCTAAATATATAATTTTAGTAGAGATTGAAAAATATGAATAGGGAAACTTTGGGATTCTCTTACGAGAGTCCTTTTTTATTGCATAAGAATGGAGGTTCAATATGGCAACCACCAATAAAAACAACTTTGGCGTACGCCAAGCTCTGAATAACAAAGGAGTAAATAACAGCCGAATCGGATACAGCAACGGTTATGTGACGGTGGACGGTAAAAACTTTCTTAAACCGGGTTCAGTTGCTAACGGATCAGCAATGTCTTCACAGCAAAATTTCAACAACGCTTGGCAGGGCATGGCACCTACTAAGCCCGTATCTGTGCCAACAGTAGCTAAGGCCTCACCTATGGTACAGGCTGCAAATAACGTCCGTAACAACATGACTACATCGACATTTACACCGCCTACACCGCGCTTGGAACAGACGCTTAACTCTTTGTCGGGCTTGGCTAATACACAGGCTGCTAAGCTACCAGAGTTCAAATATGATCCACAGAGTGACCCAGCATATCAGGCTGCTTTGCGAGAGGCACAGGCGAACCTAGCAACGGCTCAACGTAATACCAATGCTGGCTTGAGAGCTACCGGACAAGGTAAATCATCCTATTCCGAAACGTTAGCTAATCAGCTTGCCAACCGCTCCATGGAAAGCATAGCAAATACTACGTTGCCACAGATGATGCAGCAGGCATACGGACGGTTTATTGATAAGGCAAACTACGATCAGAGCGCGGCACAGCAACAGGCCGCACAGCTTGCTAACCTGTATGGCCTACAGTATCAGCAGGACGTTACAAAGCCTATGGCAGAGGCCCAGTTAACAGGTAATTACATGCCAGCAGAAGCGAGACAGGCTATAAATGACATTCTCACATTCAAAAATCAGGCGGAGACTAAAGGAACTACAGCCCAGCAGCGTGCAGATTTAAGCGCACAAGCTGATAACAGACGTAAGATACTTGAGTCCCTTGGTATTAACTCTGCTGCGTATGGTGCGAATGTGAATGCTAACAACGCATCTCAAAACGCAAGCACAGGATTCCGCACATTGCAAGGACAGCAACAGGATCTACAGCGTAAAGAATCCAATCTTAATGCTGCTAATGTAGTCAGCCAAATGACTGGACGTGCTGTAACTCCACAGGATGATTGGCAGGGACTTAATCGACAAGCAAATAACCCAAATACGCCGCTTACGCTGCAAGCTCAACAACAAAATTTCAATAATAGTCTAGCAGCAAGACAACAAGAATTTAACGAAGGTCAGCAAGATTGGGAAAATGATTTCTCGACAGCTCAGTTTGGTAATACAGTGGATCAGCAAGCTTTGCAAAACGCATGGAATGCATCTGATCGTCTGGGTTATGTAACAAGTGAATTGTCATCTTTAACAGGCATTCCACAGGGAATCAGAACGCTGGATGCGCGTCAATTTGAATATGGAGTAGAGAAAGACAGAGCTGCTGCAAGCCAGGGAATGACAGCAGAAAAGTATGCCAAGGATTATTTGGACAATCAAGTGATTAAATCCAAAGATGCTGACGACAACACAATCATTACAAACAAGCCTGATATCGAAAAGGCTATTCTTGCTGCTCCTTTGAGCGAGTACGAACAGTATAAACTTTACCAAAGATATGGAATCCAATGGAGTGGACCGGTCCCAAAACAACAGCCGTAGGAGGTATAGGGACGCTCTCAAGTAAATATGAATCCAGTGGCAACCCCGGTACTGTAGCTCATACACCCGGGGACATTGGGGGCGCTTCCTACGGCACATATCAGCTTGCCACAAATACAGGCAGTGTGAATGCATTTGTTAACTATCTAAAAAATGTATCTCCAAGTATGTATCAGCAATTGGCTGGTAAGAAACCAGGAACGGCCGCCTTTGATTCTGCTTGGAAGAAAATAGCGGCATCAAATCCACAGCAATTTAATTCTTTGCAACATGAATATATGAGACAAGGGACTTTTGCTCCTGCAGTATCTAAAATTGTGAAATCTACAGGCTTGGACGTGTCTAAACGATCCGAGGCATTGCAAAGTGTGTTATGGTCTACAGCAACTCAACACGGCGTAGGCGGAGCTAATAAGGTATTTAAAAACGCTGGCATATCCCCTGGAATGTCAGACGCCGAAATTATCAGACGTATTTACACAGAGAGAGCAGCGAATAACGGCATGAAGTATTTCCGTAGTTCCTCATCATCTGTACGTAATAGCGTTGTGAAACGATTTAAATCAGAAATGAATGATGCGTTGGGTATGTTGAGATAGGAGGGTTAACATGGCTGAAACGTTCATACAGAAAAGAAAGCGTGAGTTAGGAATGGTTGTTGATTCCGCTCCTGTGGGTAATTTGAACTCCAATTCCGACTTAAGTTTTATTCAAAGACGTAAAATGGAATTAGGCATGATAGAAGATACCCGACCGACGCTTGTAAACACACTCAAAAATACAGTCAAATCTCCTGAGGTTAAAGACTTTGTAAATAAAGGACTAAACTATGCTGGACAAGAGATGCAACGGCAGGCGGCGGAGCGTGAAAAGAATCGTCTCAAGCTGCCTTCATCCCTAATAATTGGTCCGGGCTTTATTGAAAACTCCACATTTACACAGGCAACCCAAGGCAACAGGGACGCTATAGGTACTTATAGAGCAGCTACAGGTAAAACAATCAAGCCGTTGAGTGCTTATGAACAATGGATGGAAGGGATAGACCAAGACATAAAAAGATTTCCTGCAATCGCACCAGCAAGACCAATAGCAGAAGGAATTGCAGGTCTTTTGCTTGACAATAAGCCCGGGCAGTTCACTAGCCGCACGTTTGGACAAATAGGTAGCGCCGTAACGGGAGATAAACCTTACTATGACGTTACAACAGGTAATGCTACAGCGGATAAAGTAGCAGACTTCACGGGCGCCCTTGCCGGGGTGGCTGCTTTAGGAATTAACCCTGCTGCACCTGGTGTCCAAGGACAGAATCTAATAACTGGGCCACTGGCAGCGGCAGAAGCTGGACTTGCTACGCGTACGGGGAATGCTCTTACCAATACGATCAGCAGACAGGCAGCTAGAATACCAGGAGTAAGCGCCAGAACAGCAGACAGCTTTACACGTGGTGCATTGACTGGAGCAGGTGCCGGGGCAGTAAGTGGTGCCGCAATTGGCCTTAACCAAGATCAGACGACAGGCAAGGAAATATTGCACAATGCAGGTATGGGTGCGGCTTTAGGAGCTGGTGGTGATATCGTTTTAAGGGGTGCTGGCTTAGGTCTGCGTGAGGCTTTGAATAAGATCAAAGGAGATCGAGCAATACCGGAGATTGATGAAATACTTGCCTTGCCTCTTGGACGCGGCGATCAGCGCATGGCACGGGCTGGTCAGCGATCCAACCTATCAACCAGTGAAGGACCCATTGTTAACCCGACAAACTGGGCGCCAGAACCATTGGCGCTTCCTGCTGGACGCAATACATCCGGAACTACTGGTAGGTTGGCACGTCTCGAAAATCCATATCGGACTAAATTTGAAAACTTGATTCGTGTGGCTAACCAAACGGAATTCACACCGGGTAGAGAAGCGGAAGAATTGGAACAGCTTTGGAGTAGTATGGCAAGCCGGAAAGATCCTGGCTTAAGTGAACTCATTGACCGGGCATACCCAGCACGCCGACAAGTCACGTCAGATCTTGCCCAAAAAGCACGTCAAAATCAAGCAACGCGCGAGAAATATGGTGTTCCGTTGCCTGTGAGAGAAGCACAGCCATCTACTTTTGTAGGTGAAGCTGCATCACCTGTGCAACGTGTAGGTGCTAGACCAGGAGCAAGCCGCGAACCGGTTCAGAGGGTGAATGAATCGTCCATAAATCGTCAGCAAAACTTTAACATCAACGATCCTGAAGTACCTAAGTTCCTGCGTGTGCGGCAGGAAAGAATAGATGCAGCAAACGCTCGAGCAGCAGCGGCGAGTGAACCACCTGTAAATGCTCCACGTGTAGTAGAAGAAGCGCCAGTAAGCCCGATTGTCAATGAAGCTCAGCCACCAACTGGTCAAGCAGGTCAGGTTGAACGTGGATTTGCCAGTACCTTGCGGCAGTCTGAGAAAACACCAGCAGAATTTGCTGAACGTCTTGATTCAACATACCGACCTATTACTAACGCTGAAACGGTGCAACAAGCTAACCGCAGATTGACCGAGGATGTTCGAAAAGCCACTAATTATGTTTTGGATGATTCCCGTTTCACCGCTGAGAAAGCAGCAACGGCTCAACGACTTATTGATCATTATAACCAGCAAAAAAATTATGAAATGGCGGTAAATATCGCTAACAAAGTTGCTGAGGAAGCAACCAACGCCGGACAGTCCATCCAAGCCCTTTCCTTGTTTGAGAGGTTAACGCCAGAAGGCGTGCTTGTGCGTGCTCAGAAGCTTGCTAATAGCATTAACGAGAAGTTGCCTACCAAAGCAGAAAAAGTAAAAATAACGGATGATATGGCTGCTAAAATGACTGATCTAGCGGAAACTACACAGCGTATGACAGGCGTTAAGGGACTTGCTAATGATGTGGTAGATATTTTGAAACGCGCTAAGGATGGCGAAAAGCTTAATGATATTGAGATTGATCAGTTATCCCGATTCGTGAAGGAATCTAAACAATTTGTGAAGGAATCCAGTCGAAAGGTTAATCCGACACCGCCGCGACGACCGCCAGCTATGAAAGATCAGCGCGTGCGTGACAATGTAGTTAAGTTTTTGGATGCGCAAGAAGAGGCAGCTAAGGAACGTTTGCGTGCTCGTGGTATTCAAATTAGTTCAACCCCTCTGGATGTTTGGGCTGATTATGCAGTAATAGGAGCAGCTAAGATGGGTAAAGGTGTAGTCAAATTCTCTGACTGGTCTGAGGCGATGGTAAAAGAGTTTGGTGAAGGTATAAGACCTAGTTTAGAAGGTCTATATGCACGGTCTAAGGAAGCTTTTGAACTATCATCTAAGAAGGTTAGCCAAGATACCATTAGCCGGGCTGAGAAACTAACCGAAAAGATAATCCGTGAGAAAAATTTAACGGACAATGAGGCTGAATCTTTGTTGGTATTAGCTCGTAAAGTATCTGGTTTATCTGGAGAGGCAAAGCGAATTGCTTCACAGGATTTGCAAGTAATATTACAGTCTTTGGATAAACCAGGATTGCTCAAAAAAATTAGTTCAGCTCAAACAATTGCTCAGCTGCTTAATCCAAAGACACAGGTGCGGAACGTTTTAGGCAATGAGTTATTTTATCGTGTGGAAAGACTTAATAAATTTGTTGCTACACCATTTGATATAGCTCGTTCTAAAATTACAGGTGGTCAACGCTATGTGACATTTCGAACAAATAATCAAGGGCAGTTTTGGAAGAATTGGATGGAAGGATCGAAAGCAGGCTGGAATGGAGTTAATATAAACGGATTACAGACGCAATATGATCTTGCTGGTCAAGCCTTTAGAAGTAAATATAATCCTATGACTTATCTGGAAAAGACCCTTGGAGCCGCACTGAGAGGGTTTGATAACGCTGCTTACATGCGGGCTTACAATGACACAATGGGCGAAATGGCAACCTTGGACGCTATTAACAAAGGTGTGAAACCCACCCGTGAGTATGTCCAAGATTTTATTAACCGCGCTGATGAAAACTTGACCGAAATCGCTGGGCAGTATGGTAAATATGTAACTTTTCAAGACAAGAACTCTATTTCTAAGTTCCTTTCCACGGTTAAACGTGGTTTGAACGCAGGCAAAGACTTTGGGATTGGTGACCTGGTTCTAAAATATCCGAATACGCCAGGCGCTTTGCTTATGAGGGCTTTGGAATTCAGTCCAGTTGGGTTTGTTCGCAGTGCCCGTATACTTGAAAAAGGAGCACGCTTTGCTGAATCTAACCCGAGAGAAGCTACACTTGCTCTATCACGTGCAATGGTAGGTACGTTCGGCATGATGGGCATGGGGTATTTCTTGATGGATAAAGGGATCATCACGGGTGAAGCTAGTAAAGACAAGGATATCAGGTCTTTACAACAAGCATCAGGTCAGGGACAATATCAAGTCAACTTGTCCGCATTACAACGCTTTGTTGAGTCTGGATTTAACTCTGATGTGAAGCTAGAAGAGGGCGACCTTTTGTACACCTATGACTGGATGCAGCCTGTGTCTATCGCTATATCCATGGGTGCTAATATCAATAAGAATGTGAAAGATGAGAAAGAGGCCGACGAAAGTCCTGTTCTCGGAACACTAGCAGCTGGATACAATAGTTTTGCTGGTGGGATTAATACTTTGCAACAACAATCCGTCCTGAAAGGCCTTGCTGACGCAGCATCCGGTTACGCTGGTCAAACAGCAACAGATAAAATTGTTGACGTTCTGTCTGATATTCCATCGTCGTTTATCCCTACTATTTTAAATCAGATTAAGCAGACACAGGACAACAGCAAGCGTGAAACCTATTCGCCTAATAAATTAGAACAATCTTTAAATAAAGCTCAGGCAAAGATGCCTGGATTGGCAGAACGTCTACCTAAAAAATACGACACTTTAGGCCAAGAGCAAAGGAATTATCAAGATCCAAGCTTGACTAATATATTCTTAAACCCAGGCTTCCCGTCTCGCTATAAGCTATCTCCTGAAGCTCAGGAGGTCGTTAACCTGATTACTGAGACAGAAGATGAAACCTTGGCTCCACGTGTACCGAGTAAGACGCTTAAAGGTAACAAACTCACAGGAGAACAGTTCAGCCGCTTATCTCAAGTACAGGGTGAAGAGACAGCGCGTAGAATAGGCAATCTTAGAGGTACAACGGAGCAGAAGGCGAAACAAATGGAAAAATTGCTTAGAAAATCTAGTGAAACTGCACGTGAGCAGATTATGCGAGAATATAACTTATCTGCTAAATAACTGTATTAAGGACCCCGGATTATCGGAGGTCCTTTTCTTTTGGGGGAAGTGACATGGAATATATTGAATTGGAAGATGACAGCCGAGAGTGTGCGGTCTCTCAGGAGTTTTTGAATATGGTTTTATGGTTACTTGGACCAGCAGCACGAGACAAGTTTTTATACCCGGCGGTGGATAGCAGTGTACGATTTTATAATTTCAGCGGCAGAACAGATCATCAAGAATGGGCTTTCGCTGTCGACAGCAGCCGGCTTGTTATTCCTGATTTTGCGACAGAAGAAAGTAAAGAAACTGCTTCGGAAGTGGCTCCCGTGGTTGCTGACGGAGGAACAAGATATACGAATGATGCGGATGGAATCCAAGATAGATTTGATCATGCAGGAGGTGGGGATTGAATGGGATGCGAACACGCCAAACGAAGATTTTCAAAGTTATCTGAGGGGGCCAAGACGGCCCTCTTTATTATCCTGGGTGACGTTTACCTATGCCCAAGATGCCGACAAATTCAAAGACTGGAGGGACAACGAGATGGGGAAAAAGACAATCGTAATTGACGCAGGACATGGAGCAAAGGACCCGGGAGCACTCGGTCCAACTGGCAAGAAAGAAAAGGATTTTAACCTTACTATGGCTATTAAGGTGGAAGCATTTTTAAAAGATAATCCGGAACTAAAGGTGGTGCTTACGCGCCGCACAGACGTATTTTTAGAGCTTAAAGAGCGTGTATCTATC